CCCATCTTTATCTAGGATATATGTATCAACCACTTTAAAACTCCTATGCGGCTAAATCATCAGATATGCGCCAAGCGTTGCGCCATTCTCTCGTTTGAGGCAGTTGCCCCTTGCGGCATATAACCATCTTCGGCTTATTACCGCTATCCCAATTCTGCCAGACGCTTTGCGGGACGTCTTTCATAATTAGGTATTCTATAGCTTCTTCTTCTGTCATAGACGGCATCGGCTCTGTATTGTGTAGCAAATAGCCGCGCGTATGCTTTTTAAAATCAGGCTGCGCTTCGTCTTTGGCCAATTCCCAATAAACCCATACAGGCGGCAAAATACCACCCTGCATAGCAGCCGCCATCCAGTTAGGGTCAGGCACTAATATTTTAGCGCATTCATCGATGCTATCTTCAAAGACCACCCGATAATCAGATTGCACTGGCTCAAGACATTCTTTAGCCCAGCACAGACGGTCAAATAGCTTTGTGCCTTGAAATGATGGTGTCTGCATTATGCTAGGTCTCCGTGTGTGGATGCAGTCAATAGTTGCGTGTCATTTTTAGTGCCTGATGTGCTTGCGCTAAAAATTGAAAAAAGACCACTGGTATTATTTGCAGGATTTTGTATGCTAGGTTGCTGATTCCAGCTAGCACTAGGGTAAAGCGATACATTAATAGAATAATCCGCAGCAGTAAAAGACGAAGATATATTTACATCATAATCACCAACCCCATTATCGGTTAATGAACTAACATTTAGGCTGTTTCTTGCCGCAATAGTTCCAGTGCCATTAAAGTTCACCCAAGCCTTCGCACTGCCAAACACCACATAGTTGGTGGCGATGTCAGCACCAGCACCTGTTTCCAGTGTATCTGCTATAATCTTTCCAGCCATTATGCTAGGTCTCCTAAAATTCCAAGACAAACTATTTCAAAATCAGATATGTAACCACCAGTATTTGTAATATAAGCCATTGCAACTTTACAAGATGATGTTGTGCTATATCCAGTGCCTTGTTTTACTGTTAAGCCAGTGTAGTTTGTTGGCGTACTTCCTGTAATATCAAAAGAACCTTGAGCAGGTAGAGAGTAATTAGCGTTACTCATGCTGTTAGTAAACCCTGTTGTTTCTATTCCAGTACCATTGTCTGTAATACTAGAAACGTTAAAGCTGTCTCTAGCGGAAGTTGTTGTAGCATTAAAATTCACCCAAGCCTTCGCCAACCCCTGCTGTAGCGATTGCGTTGCCGCACCGCCCTCAGAGGTCACAGTAATATCACCAGCAGAAGTCTTGCCTGTGAGATTATCTACAAGTATCTCGCTCATGCTAAGTCTCCTATGCTCATGCAGTACGAAGCAACAAAATCTCTTTCAGCACCATCAGAGGTGGCGTGTGCGCCATAAGTAGTAGAAAACACAACATAAGATGTGCTTAAAGGCTTAAAAGTTGCAGTAGAAGTGTATCCTATTTGCCCAAAAACCCCACCTCTGTTAGCACCTGCATATCTAGAAGTGTCATTGGTGCTGTTATATGCTTCCGCTATATGCAGTTTGTCACTTGCTGATGAAAATGCGTTGGTAAATGTACTAAAAAAATCGCCTGTAGCAACATCAGTCAAACTGCTCTGGTTGAACGAGCCATCTGTTGTTTGATTAACAGCATCATAATTAACCCAGTGTTTAGCGGCCTGTTGCTTCGTCAGCGTTACAGGGCTAGAGCCGTCTGATGCTACGATTGTATCTGCTTTTAATGTACTCATGCTATCACCAAGTTACCATTGACAGTCAATGTAACCCCTGTTGCCACTGTCAGGCTAAAGAAAGCCCCAGCGTTATCACCTGATGCGATGGTGGTGTCCGTGTCTAGCTGTTGCTCATGCACCCGAAAGATATCACCCTTGCCGTTAGTGGTATCACCTGTTGCACCATTCTCGCCCTGAAAATAGCCAGCACCGCCACCAGATGCCGCGCCAGAAGGCGAAGCAGTATCTGCCACCTGATCCACATCAAATAAATCAATCCACGCATCATCATCAGCATTACGCATCTTTAGCTTATTATTGGTGGTATCGTACCAAAGCTGATAAGCATAGGTCGTAGTCGGTGCTGTAGCACCTGAGTTGGCACTAACAATAGCAGCCAGCGCATTATTTAAATCTGTGCGCGTTGCCGGAAATGTTTGGTTATCTATAACGTAATCGTGCTGTGCCATTAATTATACCCCTGTCGCAACATAATCAAATAATCTATCTACCACTGTATTACTGCTATCTTTAAAGACAATAGTAAACCCTGTTGCGCTCTTACTTGTTATAGCATAAAAATCACCGCTTTGCATATCGCCAACGGATATTGCTACAGCTTGCAGTGTCTTGAACGCTACAGGGAATGTAATCACCTTTCCGCCAGCCGCAGTGCCACTCTGCAAATCGTTTTCCGATTGCGTAGAATTAGCCATATTTATGTCTATGGTCAATTCCTCTATCGATGGCGTTTCATCGCTCTGTGTGGTGCTTAAAACGGCTTTAAAGCGGAATGCTCGCGCTGTATAACTGCCCACAATAAATTGCCGATAGGCTGACCAAGTAGGCGTTCCGGCAGGGTCATCATCTGTAGTGCTGACAAAGATATCTACATCAGTAGCCCCGACATTCGTTGTTGCGCCTGTGATTTGCGATAACTGATTAACTTTCAGCGTATAAGTGGCCTGCGCTGTATATACAGCACCCAAATCTATATAATCTTCAAATTCATAAGTGCCAGACGATACGACCGATGCATTACCGCCATCAAATAAGCCCACTGCATCATCAAAATTGCCAGCAGGGTCATCAAATAAATCTGCGGTATCAAGTTGCAGTTTATTATCAACGATAATTACATCTGTCTTTGTGCCGCCAAAATCAGGATGTTCATCTATAGTGCTGACGTTTTGAAAGCCTTGTAGTGCAGAAACCAGTACAATGCTTTCGTCTGCCGTTGCAGATGTGCCGCCCAGCTTATCTACGGCCTTGATGAAATAAGTGCCTGTCTGTGCCGGAACGGTCAAAGTGCTAGCAGGGCGTGATACTTTAGCCGCTACTGTCTTTGCATTCCCATAAGATGCGCCTGTAGTTAAGGGCGAATGCCTAATAATATAATGCGACAGGCTTTGGTCAATTACTGGCGTCCAGCTTAAATCTGCATTCTGACCATTTACATTTACGCTAAAGTTGGTCACATCGCTAATGGTGGCTGGCGTAGAGCCGATAGTATATTGAACGCTCGCAAATGCAGATTTGATACCAAGATTTGAGATAATACGCGCTCTGACATCATATAAAGTGTTCGCTATTACATTGTGCAATTCAAAACGCGGTGATGATGATATGCCCAAAGATATGTAATTTGTATCAGTTGCCTTCTTTGCCTGCACTTCAAATAAATCTGCATATTGGCTAGTGGATGTAGGCGTTGCCACCAAAACGCTAGTCACCTTCTGGTTAACTACTTGCGCCTCGTCAGAAACACTTAATGTAGGTGCAGGCAAATTTAGTGCCGATGGTAAATTTGTGTTATCGTTAGCAAACGCGCTTTCGTTAGCGTTCCAATCATAAACACCGCTTGCTGTTTCTGCTAATTTACACTGCACCCCTACTTCGTTTTTATCGAAATCGAGTTGCCATCCTACAACTTCAAAAACCTTTTGCGACCAGCCTAAACGTGAATTAGTCAGCATTAAAGTATCGCCCACCGCAAATTGAAATGCAGTTAACTTAAATTTTGCACTAACGCTGATTTCCTGACGGTTTTTAAATAATACTTGCCTAGCTAATCTTTGCGCTGTAGGGCTGCTGGTAGTAAATGGCAAATTATAGTTTAAATATTTTTTTTCGCCACCATCCTCAGTTTCAAAAGTTGATGATGATACCTCTGGATAATCTGTAGCCTGAAAATTAGTGTCTGCTGTAGCAAATTGCCCTTTAACGGCATTAAAACTCTCTCTATTAGATACGGCAGTGCCGACAGATATAGAGCCGACAATATCATTCTCATCAAGCGTTACAGTTGGCGTAACATATGCGCCTGCTTTCAAATGCCATTTACCATTTGAATAATACAAAGAGCCGCCCAGGGCAGATAACATTTGCTCAATATTGCTACGCGGTGTGTTTCCCGTATCTAAAACGCCATTAAATGTATAACGATCTTCTGAGCCGCCTGCTGCTAATGTTACACTTTCTTCGCAAATGTTAGCAGCCGCATTAAAGCTAGTGTCATCTATTTCTGTTGCAGATGCACCTAATCCATAAACGGTATCAGTCAAATAATCCCTAATTACCATAGCCGGATTATATGAAAATGCAGTTGTGCTTGTTCTAGTGTCTAAAACTTTTCTGCCGCGAACCAGCGCAGATATGTTAGGCAATCCGTCAGGATAAGCGTTATTGTCATATTTTAGCTTACAATATACATAAGCCTGCCCTTCTAAAACGTGGCTGGTTGTCCAAGATGGTGTAGCTAATAAAGGCGCAGGAATGTTTGCAACGCTTCCCACTGTGACAGGATACACTTCTGCCACCCCCACGAATTCACTAGGGGCTGTAACAGAATTGCCGGATAAGGTTAATTCTTTTTCGCCAAAAAATACACTTTCGACAGATTGTATTTCATGCGCGGCAAGCACCACAACTATATGCAAAAATTCATCATCATCTGTAGCTTCAATAAATACAATAGTGCCGCCTACTCTTGTTTCTCCATAAACAAGCCTGCGAGTAGAATTAGATGAACGAACAGAAACAGTTTTTGATTGCCCAAAATTAGACGCCCCTGCGCCACCGCCACCAATGTTAGAGAGGCTATTATCAGGTTTTAAAGAACCTTGCGCGGCTGTTAACAAAAGATTTACGGCAAATGTTTTAATTAAAAATGCAGTTGTGATGGCAGTGCCTGCAACATATGCGCTAGCTGCCGCGCCTGCTGTTGCTACAACGGCTGGAATTATTGCTGGTGGCATCTATACTCTCCAACACTTTTTCGCTGCATTTATAGGCAAAAATATAAGTCCATTATGTCCCATAGCCGCAACTTTCTCACCAATCACAACACTCAGCGCATCACCCTCTGGCGTATTTATTAAAGCCACATCACCGCGCCTTGCTGTAAGTATATCACATTCTTCTAATCTTTGCGCTACAGTATCAGCTAAATTGCCGCCACCAAATTTAATCAATGCTTTAACTGAGCCAGCAGCAGATTTATACTGGCCTATGAAATCGTCAAATCTTGATGAGCCGCAAATAGCCTTTTCAGCGTATAAACAAAATAAAGCGCAATCATATTTGCCCCATTCAAACGATTTATTGCGCCATTCCTCTATATGCTGATCTAGGTATTTTTCCCAGTTTAACCGCCGCCCCATTTGATATTTGCCTCTTGTAAGCTGTTCACAAATTCAAACCCTTTATCACCAGAATATAATGCTTTCTGATCTTCTGATGTATATCTACGCACGCGAGAACGCTCTAAATCAATCAGCTTATTTTCAATCTGTAGGCTAATGGCACAAGTCTCGCCCTGTTCTTCTAAATCCATCATATCCATTCTGCCGGAAAAGATTTTGTAGCTTTCGACAGTTGCGCCATCTATTGTGCCAACATATATTGATGCCGTTCTATTTCTGTAGTTTTCCGCTAGGGCTATCGATAACAAAAAGCTGGGTATTCCAGACATAGTAACAGTTGCGCCTTTTGCACCGATTTCTGCGGTTTCTTCAATAGCAGATATGCCTAATAAATCACCGCTACCAGTATAAGTATCACCATTAACAGTTAAATCGCCATAACCATTCCAAAAACGTAATGTGCCGCTTGTAAACTCCAATTCAACGGCAAAAAACGCTGTAAGCGATGCATTTGAAAATGCGGCTGGTACGCCAGAACGTGTCATAGTGCTTCCATAGCTGAAAAGGTTATCGAATAAAAACCAGCGTTATTTATTTTCCAGTTTGTTTCATTGTCACTCAGACGAAACTGGCCTTTAGCGTTACTTACTAAAACAGTTGCGCCATCGGCAGGGCTGGAACGCAAATCAGGCCAAAGATTTAATGTAGCCTCACCAGAGGCGTTTGTATCTACATCCTCTAACACTTTATGCAGGCGCGATGTGCTACCACTGCCAAGCTGTATATAATCGCCAGCTTTTAAATATCCTGTAGCTGATAAAGGCAATCCATCTATTGCTAATTCGTTTCCTGTTTGTGATGCGCCATTTACAACTGGCGTTCCGGCAGCTGTCGATGCAGAACCGCGTGGCGTTGCACCGTTAGGGTCTCCCAGCAGAAATGTGCCAAATTTGCCGCGCAATCTGAGCAAAAAACTATTCCAATATTCCGCATCATCACGTTTTGTTGTCGGAATGCTTATAACCGCACCCCATCGCGCACCAGAATGACGCACCACTTGCTGCGAAAAGGTAAAAGGGCTTTGTGAAATAGCAACAGAGTTAAGGGCAGATAATTCTATATTTGCTACGCCTGTTTGCGTGGGAAATGTAAGCGGATAAGTTTCAGCCATTGTTAACCCCCAAATGCCGCAGCAAATGAGCCACCGCGCCTTCTAGCTTCGATAACAGCCGCTTTAGTGCTTTCCTGTATAGATGGCAGCATATTCATAACCTCTGCCCTTACAGTTTGCTGAACGCCTGTAGATAAATTAATTGTTTGATTCACGGTAACACCGCCACCGCCATTAGGGATTATTTGCCCTGATGAATTAGGAACAAACATTTCTGCGCCACGCTCACCCACGACATATGCCTTGCCTGCACTAACCGCGCCACCATTAGCCCTAAAGCCGCCAAATAAACTACCTAAAATATCGCCAAAGCCGCCACCGCTTCCCCCTGCGCCACCGCCCATACCGCTCATAAAACCAGCAATCATCCGTTTAGCCTGCATTCTAGCAATATCCGCTATGATGCTGCTAGCCATAGATTTGAATGCATCTTTAGCAGACATAGTGCCACTCATTAACCCTGTTAGTGCATCTTCTAGACGATTGATGCCGTTAATTGCTATTTTTTCTGTTGCGCTTTTCATATCATTCGCTGCATCTATATATTCTTCAAATGCGGTTTTGCTGCGCTCACCTAAATTTGTAATCTTATTGCCGATTTCGTCATAGGTAACACCCACGCTTTTAACGACAAAAGTATTTTCTCTAAATCCTTTGGTAAGGTTTTCTGTCGCGCCAGTTAAATCATCAATACTGTTTTTGACTCTACCAGTAGCATCATCAACATAATCAAATTGATTTGCTATCATGCGTAGGTTTGTTGATAATTCTTCGCCAAATACAACTCTATCAATTTGCGGTAAAGCCGTTATCGTTTCGCCAATTTTGTTAAAAGCATCGATAAAGAAATTTACAAAATTCCTAGATGCATCGATAGCAAACGCAAAGCCTAAAACAATCTTTTGTGTCAGCAATTTTGCAAAGTTGGCTAATGGCGGCAAAACAGTTGCCGTAATCTGTTGCCCAAATGATGAAAATGTTCTGCCTAATGCATCAAATAAATCATTTGCTTCCTCAACGGCCTTCGCTTGGTCATCAGTCAAAACCAGTGTTAAGGCATTAAACCTGTCTTGTAACTTTTCAACTTCTTGCGAACCGTTCTGCAAAGTATTGACAAGATTAACGCCAGACCGCCCAAACAAATCAAACGCGATACGCACCCTATCGGCAGGGGCTTCTATCTGCGCCAGACGGTCTGATACTTCATCTAATAATTCGCTAGTAGGCCGCAAGTTGTTTTGCGCGTCTGTAACCTTGATGCCAAGTGCCTCAAATGAGCGCAGGCCAGTGCCGATGCCGGATGATGCTTCTGATATAGCGCGGCTAAAACGTGTCAGCCCTTTTTCTAATTCTTCTGCTGATGCACCTGTTTGGCTGGCTGCAAACTGCAAAGACTGCAATTCATTTACCGTCAGGCCAAGCCGCCCTGATGCCTTTGCTAAATCATCTATCTGCGTGGCAAATTGCTTTAATGCTACGCCTGCGCCTAACGCGGCTAGGGCTGTTCTAACATTACCGATAGATTTGCCTACGCGGCCTAAACCAGCCCGAACAGATGAAAAGGCTTGCCGCGTTTTGTCGATGGCTGTTAACTGAATTTTAAGATTTTGGTCTGCCATCTTCTATCACCTTAAAATAAGCCATCCACTCATTAAACTCTGACAGGCTTAATTCTTCTATTTCGCCCTGAGTTTTGTGTAAACGATCCGCTAAAGCCATCATGTTTAGCCGCAGCGGATCGCTTTTTAGTTTTTTTCCTGTTCCTCTACGCTTTCAACATCGCCAAACATTTTGCCAGCAATATCTGCGATAAGGTTTACAGGCTCACGCATCAGCGTCATTTTATCTTCTAACGTAAATGCGCGGTTTCCGTCTTTATCTTCTGCTTTTGCAATAATCAGGTCAATCATGCCTGCAATTGTCATGTTATTGAGAAAGTCTTTGTGCTTTCTCTGTAACTTGTCCATATCGCCTGCCGTAATCGCTCCAACATACAAAAGAACTGGCGCATCATCACCCCATTCGGGGACTTCGATAACGCGCCTTTCTTTATTGCGGTTAGCCGCAATCTGATTACCAAGTGACATATTTTAGACAGTGCCTTCTGTAAGTGCGCCAGTGCCTTGAAACGAGATAGACGCTTCTACCATCCCATCAAATGATGCGGTGATAGTGCGCCCTGTAACGATGATAGAACCTGATAGCTGGTGGTCACCAGTTGTATCGCCCTCTACTTGCACATTAATTGTACCTGTATCGCCAACCTGTACGTCTAGCTGCCCTGTGTCTGTGTCATCAAAATACACATCCATAGAGCCGCTAAATGTTTTCAGGCCGCTAGTGTAGGTGCGGTCTGTATCGCCAATGGTGCTATCTTCGATAACGTCCATTGTCTGTTCTAAAGAATAAGTGCGGATTTCGCCAATAGTGTTGCTGCCGATTTTTACAACACCGTCTTTACCCACTAAAGTTGCCATTTCACATTCTCCTGTTAAGCGGCAGTTTCTACGTCATTTTCAAGTGTGCGGTATTGCACCTCAACAGTGAAGCGGCCTATGGCTACGGTTTGCTCACCATCGCCCACAAAATCCGCTTCAAACGCGGTAGCTTGCAAATCTTTTGACAAGCCACCAAGCGTAACATCTGCTGCTAAGGCTTCCTCTACCTCTACAGCAATAGTATCTAACGTATCATCATAATTTGATGTGCCTGATACATACGCCTCGACACCTATTTCTAAAATTCTATTTATCGAGCGCGGTATATGTAGCGTGTCAAAATCAACCGCCTCAGATTTTGTAAAAACACAAAGCGCAGGCAGCTTTGTAGTTTCTAAAGGGAAAACGCGGCTACGGAAAACATTAGAGCCAGTAGTAGTCAGGCCAGTAACGGCTGTGACTACGGCATCCCTTATCTGCTTTCTTACGTGCGCCATTATTGTTTTTCCAATACCATCATCGTCATGCCAGTGCCATCATCCTGAACTATGCGGATAATGTAGCTGACCGTATTAATAACAATCGCATCACCTTCTGCTGCGGTCGATACGTCTGCTGTTCTACAGTGAAAGCGTGGCTGTTGCATCGCTACCCCTACGCCACCGCCAGCATCAATTTCGATAAAATCATTATCAAAAATGCCATTAACTGTAGAAGCTACACCGCCTGATGGCGTATAAGTTGCCGCAACACCGAAATCATCGATGCCGACAAAAATCGCTCTATCATCTGCGGTCTCAACAGCCATTATTCTTCGCTTTCAGCCTTAAGCTTTTTAACTGGCATATCCTTAGATGCCAAACCTCTGTCAATCAATTTTTGCGCGATAGTAGGCGGTAAATCATAATCCTTGCCCTTTGCTAGAGCCGCACCGCCACCGACGCAATCTTCTAAGATATAAACCTTCATTTTTTCTTCGCACTTCTTTTAACAAGTGAGCCAGCAGATTTTCTAGTAAGGCCGACAGCGCGGTCAGTCAAAGTAGTATCATCGTGCGGCTGTGCCTTGTTAATGTTTACCAAATCCAGAGCGATGCTGTCAGGCAAATCTAAAACAGAGCCTGCTTCGGCTGGCTGGCCTTGAACCATACAAGTGCGCGTAATTTTAATCTTCATCACAAATCCCCTGCAAAGATAGCAGAGGCGGCTTATACCGCCCCCGCTGTGTAGATTTAGGCATCGATGTCCAAGCAAGCCGCAAATGACTGTGCGTGACGTACTGCGATGTCCATTTCCTGCATAACGCGGATGCGTACTGCGCCTGATGAACCGCCTGTATAAGGGTCAATCAGGATGTCAGGAGTAGAGAAGAAGCCCATCATAAGCTGGCTAAAGTCACCGAAAATCAATGCAGATGCAGTTGTCAGTGTGCCTTTGGTCAGGTCTGATGGTACGTTGTTGGTTACAGCCAAGTTATAGCCGTAAACATTGTTGTAAGGTGCTTCCAGCAGCATGATGCTGTCGGTTGATGCTACCTTAGAAGTAGAAGCCATATGGCTCTTAACCTTTGGATTAGTCAGGTAGGCCAATGTGTTGCCGTTGATGGCAGCATTGTCTACTTCAACTTCTTTCACAAGGTCAGTGATTGCCTGCCAAGTCAGGTCACCACCGTTTGTACCGATAGCAACAGAACCGATGCCAGAAGTTTGAGTGATGCCTGTAGGCTCGTTAGAACCGCCACCTTCGATGGCTACATCTTCAATCTTCTGTGCGATGCTGTTTAACAGGTCATCACGTACAATCTGTTCAACAGATGGGTCAGATTGGATCATCAGCAGGCGTGAAACGTCTGTGAACGCGCCAAGTGATTTAGGTGACATTGTAATCTGAGAGAAAACAGCGTTCACTTCACTGGTAGCACCATTCTCTGCTACGAAACCAGCAGAAACGCCAGTTGCCAGCTTTGGAATAGCTACATCGCCTTTAAGGCCAGACATTACGCGAGAGCCTAATTCTGAGAAAACCAGACGAGCGCGGAGCGCGTCTACAAACTCATTACCTAGATGCTCAGTAGGGCGCAGGAAACCACCAGCACTATCTGTGCCAACGGTCAAATCACGCTTGCCAGTCCAGAACTGGTCAGGGGCATAGAAGCCGCGAGCCTCGCGACCAGAACGCTTTGCGATTTCTTCTGAAACCTCGCGCTCCAAGCCTTGCAGCCCAGAACCATTTACCAGACCGCGCACAGCTTTCATAAAGCTATAATCGCGCTGCTCTTTTGCAGACATATCAACCGCGCCAGCAGATTGCTCTAGCGGTGTGCCTTCGCCAATAGCGTCCAGCAGAACGCCACGGAACTGCTCAACAGAAAGGCCATCGCCAATAGCTTTATCGGCTAGGTCGCGTCTGTTGTGCTTTTGTGCTAGCTTGATGATTTCGCCAGCATTCTTTTGGAAATCGCGCTTGGCTGCTTCTGATGCTGCTTCGCGGATTTCATCCACATTTACTTCAGTCATTTTAAGAGTTTCCTTCACTTCTATGACGGTTTTTGTTTCAGCACTGCGATTAACGCCCACGCCTGCATCGGCAGGAACGCTCACAATACTAGCTTCGTATGGCATCCAAGAATTAACAGAAACAGTGCCTGCCCTGTCATTCTTAGCGTCCATATTGCGGATTTGGTAACCGATGCTGACGTTGCTTCTGATACCATCCTTAACGTCATCGTAAATCTCTCTAGCAAGCGCACCTTTTCCAAAGCGCACCACCGCCCGTAGTCTGCGGTCGGTTTTATCAAGATATGTCCGTTCGATAACGCCAATCTGTTTAGTTAAATCGTGGTCTAGCAGCAAAGGCGCATGACCAGAATTTAACCGCGATAAATCTATAGCATCTTCGCTATGCTCTAAAACTTCTAGCCCGAATGAACGCTCGACAGGCTCCTCTGATGATAAAGACATCCGCACCCTGCGATCGTCTTCATCCACCATTTCCCCATCAGCCGCCCGATAATTAAGCGCAGAACGGTCTAACCGTTCCTCTTTATCTTCTTTATCATAAGGCCGCATTTCTTCGGTATGCTTTTCAAATGTAACTGTATAAGTTTCATCTGTTTCAGTTACATCAATAATATGCCTATTTTCCATATCATCACCCTCTACATCTAGGGTCATATTATCAGAATTTATTTCGTTTGTCATATCGCGATCACCTTCATCGATGCGGTCAAGCGCAGCGTCTTTTGCCCTTGCCCAAGTTTGGCCTGCATCACCGCCCCACGCTGCCCACGCAACGCGGCCTTTTGATGGATAGCCTTCTTCGCCTGCGCTAAACCCTTCGGCCTGTTTATCCACTTCATGCCTGCTAAAAAAGCTATGCATTCTGCGTACTGTTTCGGCTGACAATTCCTGACGGTTTACTAACTGACGCGCTCTGGCTACAGCTACAGCAGTGCCGCCCTGCTTACCTTCTTCGCGCCATTTAAAAAATTTACGCGCTTCTGCTGCCATTCCCTCTGTGGGCTTTAAGCTGATTTCCACGCCTTTATACGTTGCCATCTTCTTCCTGCCCTAAATCTACAGTTGCTGGCACTGGTGCTTTATTGCCGTATGGCTGGAAAGCTGTATCGATGCCGTAGCGATTAGCCAATTCACTTTCGCGGTTAATCTGCTCAAATACATCTTCGGTATCTTTGCCGTATTGTGCATGAACATCCTGCAAGGTAACGATGCCATTATTTAGCGCGGTTACACTCGCATTTATTTCCTTTTGTGGGTCTACCCACGCAAAGCCGCGCGGTCTGTAGATTACATTATCAGCAAATAAATCATACTTACCCATCGGCAGATTTAGCTTTCCGACAGTGATAGCCATTTCCAGCCAAGCCCGATAAATAGGGTCAATAAATGCATCAATCATAAACTGCTGCATCATCTTGAAATGGTCTCTATCTTCAATAGTGCCTTGCCGGATAGATGAATAGCTAACGCCCTCCAGATTATTTGCTAGCGATACATAGCTAACACCTAGCCCTGACGCGATGCCGCGCAAAATAGCTTTCTCAAAATCTGCAAAGTTATCTGTCGGCTGCGATGGGTCAAATGCTTTAAAATCCATCCCTGTAGGCAGTTGCGTAAAAGTGCCAGGGGATGCATCCATAATAGGCGCGTTATTATCGTAATCATCGCCTATAAAGCCATCACCTTCGGGGCTGACAAAAAAACCCATCTTTGATGCGGCTACTCTAGCATTTACTAGCGCAGCTTCTTCAAAGCCATCTAGCATCTTTAGGCGCGATAAGGCGTTGCTCATCATCGGAACGCCTCTGGTTTGCCCTGCGCGTTCCTGTATAAAACAGTGGATGATATCATCGGCTGGCACTTGTATATGTCTGCGCTTGGTAGTCGAGCCGTAACTGTGGTCGTGATGCGGATGATCCTCAAACATAAAATAGCTTATAGGCTTACCAGCTTTATCGATTTCAACGCCCATCCGCACTTCGTTGCCGTTAGATAACCGCTTGTTATATTCTTCATCCAGATAATCAGCTTCTAAAAACTGTAGGCTAAACCCGAATGGATTATTAGCTGGCCTGCGGATTTTCTTAATAATCACTTCGCCATCACGCGCTAGCGTTTCCATAAACAGACGCTGCGCCTGTATCCAGCTTAAACGACCATCAACCGTACAAAATCCTGTACGCCCCCACGCTAAAAAGTTTTGCTCGATAAGGCGATTGCCTACTGTGTCTAGGCTGTTATCATCGTTGCGCTTGCGTACTTGCATAGATACGCCTGTTGCGCCCACTACATTAGTGGTCATTATCTGTAAATAGCGTTTTGCGTAGGGATGATTGCGGCTTATCTCGCGGCATCTATCGCGCAAAGTGCGTAGATTTGGCCTAATCTCACTATCAGCAGAACGCGATGAAGTAATGAAATCGCTAAATAATCTGCCAATATTTGCCCCATTATAGGCGCGTTTTTGCGGCTTTGGCTTGCCTTTAAAAAAATCCATCACGCCCATATCTAAAACCTCACTAGCACTGTTGCGCCTGTAGCATCGCCATTCTTAGCGCGTTCTAGCTGCAACTCTTTTGCATATTCTTTACGGTAAAAATCACGCGCATTAATTAAATCTTCGAAAGACATTTTTGTAAGGCTACGCCCGTTAATGCTATAGCTGCTTACATCTGCATCAGCCTTGCCCTGCAAGATACTCTCAATCTTATCAATCATTATTTGCGCGTGGCTGCGCGGGTCTACGTTATCATCTAAATCATACTCAATATCGAGTGTACCTGTATCGACTACAATACGGTTGCCTGATGATGTTTCTGTAATTTCTAGCTGCCAGTGATAGTGGCCTTGCGTAAAACCAGAGCTAGTTGCGCTAGATATAGAAAACAAATAATAAGTGGATGTTTCTGTAGCCGCTAATTTAATTTCGCTGCCGCCACCAGATATCCTAGCAATCCATTCTGCGCTATGGGTAGCGGTAGGATAATCGCCCACTAAATCTTCGCGCTTCCATTGTACAAAATCACCGATAGCGAACTTTTCAGGTTGAATAGTCGGTGCGTTAGCTACATCAAATAAATTTGCCATTATCGCCAGCCGTTCACAAAACCGCCCGATGGGCGTGGTTTAAAGACAGGATTATTTTGCACTTGCGGTTGCTTTGGCTTTTCTGGCTCTGCTGGTGCATTTGCAATCCTATCCGCAATATCATTTAGCCGCAGTGACAGTATCGACAATGCGGCATAAGCATAAACGCGGCAATCAAGTGCCTCATTTCGGGCGCGTGTTTTGACAAATTCCCTGCGCGGAAAGCCTTTATGATATTTAGTGACAATCTTTTCAGATGCTGCCAGCTGTTTAAAATATTCATCATCGCGCCCTGTAGGGAAGTGACAATACCCTGCCCCTGCGATTGTAACCTTTAAGCGGCTAAAAATCAATTCCTTGATGTTGTCAACGCCTATAGTGAATAATTTGATTTTGCCGATATTGTTTCTGGTCGGCTTGCTGACAATAGGGCGTGTTTCCCCTGCCATACCTTTTATGGCAAAAATGCGCTTGCCTTCACGCGGCCTGACATA